TGATGGAGACTTACTCAATCAAGATGCAGCATCTCGTGATTATCAAAAAGTTCTTGAACAACAAATCCTAAAGTTAAACTACAAAACATTCACACAGGTTGTCATTCTTGGTTCTGCGTCGTTTGTTCCATTTATGCAGTTACCAACAACTCAACGAAGAGAAGTTATTGAAGACATTCTTGACATTCGCATTTTCTCTACAATGAATCAACTCTTGAAAGAAAAGGCACAGGAAACTAAAGATGCTATATTCAAAATTGAAAACGAGATTGCCAGTGCAAAAGATAAGGTTGACTCACAACAAGCGATTATCAAAACAATCACTGAAGCGAAAACAGAAAATATCAACAACATCTTATCCAAGATTTCTGCAAACTCTACTGAGATTTTATCTGTCGAGGGCGAGATCGAACTTATCATTTCGCAGATCGATACTCTTAAAGCAAGCATCAATGATAAGGAAGATGTTACTGAAGGAATTGAGAAAGCCAAATCAATCAAATCAAAGTTGCTTCAAAAGATCGAAACTTGCGAGCATAACACAGAGTTCTTTAGTGAGCACCATGTATGTCCAAGCTGTAACCAAGATATCGCAGAAGAATACAAAGAGACCATTATCAAAGACCTTAATGCAAAAATGTTGGACAACAACAAAAAGATTGGTGAACTTGAAACTGTCCTCTCCAATCTTAATGAAAAGTTATCTCGAATCAATGAAGTACAATCGCAAATTACCGATAAGAATATTGAACTATCTACAAGAAACTCAACAATCACCCTGCTCAATAAACAGATTAAAGAAATGCAGGCTGAAGTTGAAAGCACAAAAACTGATACGACAAATATCGATGAAGAGAAGCGTAAGTTAAAAGAACTTGCTACTGATGCCATTACTAAAATTAGTACCAAAACATCTTTACAAGAACAAAGAAATCTAGAAGAAGTTGCTTCGATTCTTTTAAAAGACACTGGAATTAAGACAGCAATTATTCGTGAGTATTTACCTGTAATGAATAAACTCATCAACAAGTATTTAAATGCTATGGATGCGTATATTCATTTCGAGTTAGATGAAGCATTCAATGAGATTGTTAAGTCAAGACATCGTGATGACTTTACATATGCTTCTTTCTCTGAAGGTGAGAAGATGCGTATTGACTTATCAATTCTATTCACATGGCGACAGATTGCCAAGATGAAAAACTCTGTCAATACAAACCTACTACTGCTTGATGAGATCTTTGATTCATCTTTAGATACGGCAGGAACAGATTACTTCCTATCATTGATGGGGTCATTCGGTGAAAACACCAACATATTTGTAATCTCTCACAAAGGTGATCAGCTGTTTGACAAGTTTAGATCCGTTATTAAGTTTGAAAAACGCAACGATTTTTCAGTTATTGCAACTTAGTAAGTAGTCACTCTCCCTTCAACCCCTGTAGATTCGGGGTAAAAATAATTGTTGTCTTTAATTCAATTTTAGTCCATAATTCAATCTATCGTTATGGAGAAAATTATGGAAAATCAATGGAGTGGTTTTGATGACTTTGAATTGGCATGTTTGTGTGCTGACTACGGATACGAAGATGCACTTGAGATTGTAGAAATCTTGCCTGTGAAATTAGGTAATCGTGCACAAATTGAAACACTGCTAACCCAGCACGAATTTGAAATGGCATTCGGAGAATAAATATATTATGGAAATGAAAGCATCTGATCTATCCGCAAGACTTCTTGCCACTGAAAATCTCTCAGTGATTCGTGCAAGAACTCGCACTGCATCTTTCGACATCAAGTCACGAGTGTTGACTCTTCCGATGTGGAAAGACATGACTCCCGAAATTGAAGACATGCTCATTGGGCACGAAGTTGGTCACGCATTATATACGCTAGACCAGTATACAGACCCAATTAAAGAAAACCCTAAGATTATGGGTTACATGAATGTTCTCGAGGATGTTCGTATCGAGAAACTAATCAAACGCAAGTATCCAGGATTGCGTAAACGCATGAATGAAGGATACCGACAACTCAACGATCGTGATTTCTTTGGCACTAAACAAGTCCAAAACTTTGCAGATCTTCTCTTGATTGACAAAATCAATTTATACTTCAAAGCAGGATTCTCTTGTGGTGTTACATTCACACCTGATGAAAAGATATTTGTGAATCGTGCAGAGCGTACTGAAACAGTTGAAGAAGTTATTGAATTGGCACAAGATGTTTATGCATATGCCAAACAACAGGCTGAAGAGCGCAAGCAACGCATGAAAGAAGAAAACCCTCAAGACTTCGAAGATGAAGACGAGGAAGATCCAATTTATGCTGACTTTGATGATTTGGATATGGATGGTGATTGGGATGAACAGGAAGACGATGAACCTGATTTGAAACCAACATCTTCACCGAAGAATCAAAACGATGAACGCAAACAGGAAGACGATGAACCTGATTTGGAATCTCAAACAGATCGTGCTTTCCAAAGTAAACTCGAGGATCTTGCAGACGAAAATACAGAGTACAAGTATTGGAAGTTTGAGCCTGCACCTAAAGATATCATTGTTGGGTACAAACAGATTCTAAATGAAACTAAATCACCTGAACTCTGGTCTCAAGAAGAAACAGATGGTAGATATCGTTATGTCAATAAAGAAGACATGCAACGAATCTTTGAGGCACAATCAAAAGATTTTGATAACTTCAAGACAGAATCAATTCGTACTGTAAATTATCTTGTCAAAGAATTTGAGATGAAAAAGTCTGCACAATTGTATAAGCGTGCACAAGTATCAAAGATTGGTTCTCTTGACATGAAGAAACTCTATGCATACAAATTGCAAGATGATTTGTTCAAGCGTGTCACAACAATTCCTAAAGGTAAGAATCATGGTATGATTCTGCTTGTTGATTGGTCTGGCTCGATGAGTGAAGTCTTACAAGATACATTGAAACAAGTTATTAACTTGGCGATGTTCTGTAATCGTGTTCAGATTCCATATCGTGTCTTTGCATTCACTGATGGATACAAAGATAAAGCCAATAAAGTTGCTGCAGAGGATTGGGCTGCACACTGCGAAAAACTAAAAGAAATTTACAACGCAAAGGTAGAACAAGGCGATATCATTAAGATCGAGGGTTTCCATCTTCTTGAATTGTTTAGCAACAAAATGACTACCAGCGAGTTTAATAACATGGCTCGTCGTGTATTGGATTATCGTTTCCAATGGAATGAAGGATACAGCACTGGTGGAACACCATTGAATGAAGCATTGGTCTGGTGTTATCAGAATATTGGTGAGTATATCAAAAACAATTCTATCGAAAAGATGACATTCATTACTCTTACTGATGGCGAGGGTGCATCATTGAGTGGTTATGGACATCGTTATTTGGAAGAATCAAGAACTGAGATTAAAGGTAGCGAGTACAAGCGTATTAAAACTAAACATCTTATTCGTGATGAGGTAACTCAGAAAACATACGAGATGAGTCGTTACTCAAACTTCCAAGCAGAAATGATTTTGCGTATGATGAAAGATCGTTATGGTATTGCATTGGTAGGATTTCATATCTGTCGTAACACTCGTCGTGATTTGTCTGGTGTTCTGAATGCTAATCTACCATCTTTCCGTGGCGATCAATTCTCAGTCATTGAAACATGGAGAAAAGATTTCCGTGCACAAGGGTTTGCATCTATCAAAAACACTGGTCGTGATGACTTGTTTATTATCCCACAATCTTCTACCAGAATTGAAGAGGGTGAGTTGGATGTAAAGGCAGATGCAAATGCAAAAGCGATTGCAAGAAACTTTGGCAAATTCTTGAATGTCAAGAAGACTAGCCGAGTCCTACTCAATCGTTTCGTGGCTCTAGTAGCGTAAGTTGTTGTTTTTACAGGGGAAACTAATCCCCTGTGACGTGTAGGGTTATTGCAAATAATGCTTGTCTTTAATTGCGATTTAGGTAATAATTATGGATGTAATACTTGATTATGGAGAAAATGTGATGGCAAAAACCGATACCCTGTTCCGTGAACAGTTTGAAGCAAAGATGCACGAATTGCACCCAGATGTGCAAACTCGTGGTACTGTATCCCGTCCAGAATTGCTGGCTGTGATGCAAGCATTAAAGACTGAGAAATATCCTCTTTGGCTTATGAAAGATAAAGTTGGTCGTGGTCTATATGCAATTGATGGTGGTACTCATGCAGTTGTTGGAAACACTGCACTGAAACCTAAGGTTGAAACAAAACAAGAATCATTTATTGTGGACTACACTAACACTGAAGCACTCATTCCAAAGAAAGATCCGAACTTTGTACCATTCGGTAACTACAATGATTTGGAACATATTATCAAGTCAGGTATCTTTTATCCTGCATACATTTCTGGTCCAACTGGGAATGGCAAGTCAACGATGGTCGAACAAATTTGTGCAAAGCATAAGCGTCCATTGATTCGTGTTAATCTTAACATGATGACTGACGAAGAACAACTCATCGGTTCCAAAACATTGGAAAATGGTAATGTGGAGATTATCGAGGGTCCAGTTCTTATCGCCATGCGCAATGGTACTGCACTCTTGCTTGACGAGATTGATGCTGGCTCTGCCAATACTCTGCTCTGCTTGCAACCAATTCTTGAGGGTAAACCATACTACTTCAAACTCAAGAATGAGATGATTGTTCCAGCTGAAGGATTCAACGTCTTTGCCACTGCCAATACTAAGGGTAAGGGTTCAGATGATGGTCGTTACATCGGTACAAACATTTTGAACGAAGCATTCTTGGAGCGATTCGCTGTGACATTCGAACAGGAATATCCTAATGCGAAGATCGAAGTTAAGATTATTAAGAATCTCATGGAAACTTATTCATGTCTAAATGAAGAGTTTGCAGAGACACTCGTAAAGTGGGCAGATGCAATTCGTCGTACTTTCGAGGATGGTGGTGTGGATGAAACTATTACTACTCGTCGTATGATTCACATTGTTCGTGCTTATGCAATCTTTAAGACCGAACAGAAAGCAGTTGAGTTATGTTGCAATCGTTTCGATGCTGCAACAAAGACTGCATTCATCGACTTGTATGATAAAGTTGCAAATCCGCAACCAGAGGTTGTTGTGGAGCAACCAGTTGCAACACCCGAAGACGAGGTTCCATTTTAAACTTGTCTTTAATTAGAAACTGTAGTATACTTACATCTTGTTATCATTGAAAAAGGAAATTTATTATGTTGAAATTTGCAAACTTGACCCTGTCCCAAAAACGATTCGTTGTGTCTGTTCTTGAGACCAACAAACAATACAAGAAAGATGGTCGCATTACTTTGAAAGAATGTGCATCGATCTATTACACTCTCCGTGACCAGCGTACTGGTGCGAAGAATGAGAAGATTGGTTACCCTAACTGGTTGTTCAACAAGAACAAAGTCGAGCGTGGTGTATATCAACTTCCCTTGCCTACTGAGTCAGACATGACTGCATACAGCAAAGAACTCGCTGACAAGCAGACTCCAAAAGTCACTAAGGCGAAAGCCAAAGTTGCTAAACTTGCAAAGGCTAAAACTGTTAAAGTAAAAGCACCTAAGCAAGTTGAAGCACAGAAGACTGATGCATTGGAATCTTCTCGTCTGCAAAAAATCATCGATGATTCCATTCCTGTGGATGACGATGTAGAAGACTTTAATGCAATTCTTAAAGAGAATGGCATCGAAGTTTAATTAAGATTTTTCGTGTCATCTGGGGTTAGCCATCCCCCAGATGATTTTTTCATTTGATGGTTTATTATGGAGATTTATTATATGTCTAAACAAGAACTGTTGTTGACCCACCTGCAAAAAGGTAAAGAGTTTACTGCAAAGCAGATCAAGTCCTCTTTTGGTATTGCACATCCTGCCAGCACTATTCGCAATTTGCGTGATCAAGGTTACTGTGTATACTCAAACCCAGCAGTTGTGAATGGCACTGAAGTGGTTAAGTATCGCATTGGTCGTCCAACTCGCAAAATGGTAGCAATTGCTAATGCAGTAGCTGGATCATCTGTATTTACTCGTACAGCCTAATTAAGTGAGTAATCAATGGACATTCTTCGGAGTGTCCATTTGTTGTTTCATTTGGAGAGATTATGGCAACCAAAGAAGATATTGTTCCTGTACCAGCAAATACTAAAAAAGGTTTACAGGCTATAAAAGATAGTCAAACAGCTACGACTGGTGGACGAAAATTCGATGGAGGTAAACTACAATATGGTTTACTACCACCACTTGCATTAAAAGCAACTGTAGAAATTCTAACATTTGGTGCAGAGAAATACGAACCAGATAATTGGAAGAATGTTCCAGACTCTAAACGAAGATACTTTGACGCAATGCAAAGACATCTATGGGCATGGAAAGAGGGAGAGCAAGACGATCCCGAAACTGGAAAGAATCACTTGGCACATGCAATGTGCTGCCTTATGTTCTTGTATGAGCATGATGTTAAATACTCAAAATAAATTTGTCAAAAACCTCGTTCTGAGGTATAATGTTTTATACATAGTAATGTAATCATTTGAATGGAGAAAACTAAATGAAACTTAGTAAAGAAACTGTATCGCTAATTAAGAATTTCGCAGGGATCAATTCGAACCTGCTTCTTAAGAGTGGTAATAAACTAGCAACAATCAGTGCACAGAAGAATGTGATGGCTGATGCAACTATCACGGAGACATTCCCTGACTTTGGCATCTACGATCTCAATGAGTTCTTGGGTGCGATGTCTTTGTTTGACGATCCTGAACTTGAGTTTGCAGAGAAATTTGTCTCAATCAAACAAGGTAACATGAACATTAAGTTCTTTGCTGCAGACCCAACTGTGCTAACTGCTCCACAAAAAGCAATTACATTCCCTGAAGCAGAAATTAACTTTAGTATGTCTGCGAATATGTTAAGTATGATTAACAAAACAGCATCTGTTCTTCGTGCAGCAGATGTGGCAATCGTTGGTGATGGTTCAACAATCACAGCAGTGGTTGGAGATAAAAAGAATGCAACAGGAAACTCTTACAGTGAACCTGTTGGAACTACTGACAAAACTTTTAAGGTAAACTTAAAGGTTGAAAACCTAAAGATGCTTCCAGGAGATTATGAAGTATCAATTTCAAGTAAAAAGATTTCTCGTTTTAAATCTCCGAGCAGTGACTTGGTTTATTATGTAGCAGTGGAAGCAGATTCTACATTTGAGTTTTAATTTCAGAGAGGGTAATTCCTCTCTATTCTATATTATGTGGAGATTTATATGATTGAAAGTCGTGATGAGCAGTTCTTGTGGGTTGAGAAATATCGTCCACAAAAGATTGATGATTGTATCCTTCCAGAGTCTTTAAAGAGGACATTCAAGGATTATGTTGCACAAG